GGCTTGTGAGTGGTGCCAAACACAGCCACAGAACGGCTGCACGGACAAACACTGGCGTTCAGGCAAACAACCCGGCTCCAACCGAGCTGAGGAACGCCCACCCCTCGTCAATCACCTCCGCAGCAGCGTCTTCGATGTACTTGGTCGCGGTCTGGACCCCACCCTCGATGATGGTGCTGACCTTGTTGGCGACCTTGGTCTGGCCGGTAATGGCGGCCACGTTCTTGGGGGTTGCCGGTGGGAGGAACTGGTTGAGACCGGGTTGGTCTTCCTTAATGGTCAACTCCACGTTGTAGTAGACCTCGACCGTCATGGGCGTGGCAGAGTCAGTCGTGGCAGTACCAACCTGCTCGACGACGATGCAGCCCCAGCCGGGGTTCTCCGTAGTGGTAGTGTTGACGGTCTGGAACCGGTCAGCATCAACTCCCATCTTCTCGCCCGAAACGCAGACCTGCATACCCGCCGTCAGCGGGAAGGTCTTGACCTCGGTGCCGGACATGGATCCCGGCGCGATTGTGGTTGCGACGGCCGGCATATCGTTGTACCGGCGGACAGTGATGTAGCCCGCTGCCACAGTCGCGTTGACAATGGAGCGCAGCACGATCCCCCACGAAACGATGCGGTATTTAGCCGCGTAGGATGTGAAGCTCGTGCCCGTGGTCGCGTCGAGATAGGCCGCAGACCACGTGTAGACCGCGGGCGGACCGCCCGCGATCGTAGCGCTGAAGTTGTAGGCGTAAGGCAGCTGCCCTCCGAAGACAAACACAGAGCGTCCTTGAGCGCCGTTAGCCGTCGTGCCAGTCCCCAGCGTGAGTACAGTACGGATCTGCATGGCCAGGGTGCCAGTGGACGTCCCATCTGGGAACCTCACGCCCTTGGCGTGGTCGCAGAAGGGGTCCGTGATAGCACAAATCTCCTTGTGGAGCTTGGCCTTGGACTGCTTCTGCGCCGGTGCCTTGGGCTGCGGGGGAGGTCGGGGCGCGCCGTTCACGGCAGCGATCCCGTTCGTCCTGACGGCCGCGCCGCTTGCGCGTGCCTTCTTCTTGGAGCGTCGCTTGTTGTTGCGCTTGCGAGGCATGTTGCATGCAGATGACAATGTGCTTGATTCCCGTGGGTTGAAGTGAAGCCCTAATCAGGGCATTCCGGGGAGGGACTAACCCGGGACGAGGCCGAGCCTCGAGGAAAACTGCTAAGCCGCGGGCCCTATGCCGCAACTCGGTCTGCAACGAACCGGCAGTGGCTAATCTAGCTGTGGCACCAGTCGATCACGCTGATGTACCCACGCGGGGCAGCTACCACGGACGGCACTCACACCAAGTCGACGTCCTTGTCACCGACATCCACCGCCGCCAGGAGGTCGACGACACGGCTTGGAACCACAACAGGAACACGCTTCACCCTCTGGACGAGATACGCCCGGAAGGCTGCGCTGTCCGCAGAAGTGAGCCCATACCGCTCCGCAACGAATGCCCAGGTCCGCACCTCGTCGACGTCGTGGGCCTTGCCAGTGTGCGTCGCGTACTCGAAATCGCGACCGTACTTGACCGGCCCCGTCACAAGGTGCTTGGTGGACTCAAGGAACACGTTGAGGAAAGGCACGTGATGTGCGTCCTGCCCGAGGCACTGGTACACCGCCGCCGGACTCATCCGGCCAGGCCCGCTCAACGTCCAGCCGATCTTGGAGAGCACACGCCCAGGCTTCGCACCTAGCACGTAACTGCCTCCCCTCACGGGCCAGAAGAGCTTGCTGTAGAACTCCAAGTGTGCCAACGACGGCCTCACAACCGTCTCCACGGGGAATCCCAGGCGGCGGAACAGTTCCACACGCTCCCGAAGCTGCGGCTCACCGACGGCGGTGCGCTGGGCCATCGCACCGTCGTCGCCCCCCACGAGGACCTGCTGCTCTACGCCGAGCTTGCTGTTAACAAACTCGTGCGTGGCAAAGTTGAGGAAAGTCCCCGCGAGCGACGTGTCTGGACCGCCAGAGCAGAGCCCGTCCGAGGTGCGAAATGCCACCCCGTGGTGAGAGTACCCGCGCGGCTCCTGGCCAAATGCACACTCGCACTCCAGGTTAGTCGCACCCCATGCGGCCAAGCAGTCCACCCAGAAGAGCCGGTGTGGGGAGACGTAGTGCGCGTCCAGGCGAACGAAGTCGTTCTCAAGCCAGTTCACGCCCTCGCCCCCCCACAGCTCACAGTGGTGGGCCCACTCGCCTAGGTACTCCGCCGTGCGTCCAATGGCAACAGTGATGTGGTTGCCCGCCTTGTAATCAAACTCAGCCTTGAACGCCCGAAGCAAGGCCGCGCAGAAGGGCCCCAGCGTGGCAAGCACCTGCGGAGTGCCTGCCATGATGATGCGGGGGTTGGACGCCTGCGTCCCCTCCAAATCGCGCTTCCCTGCCACCAACTCGACCTTCACAAAAGCCGAGCGCCGGTTCCACTCCGACTGCCAACCGGCCGTGTCAACGTCCCTCCGAGCCTCACGGATGATGTGCTTCCACGTGGCGTTGTACTTGGTCCCATCGAGCCACCGGTCAAAAGCGGTCGCCTCACGCGCGATGCCGTCCGCGCGCGCTGCCAGCCGCAGGTACCAGGGTCGGGACCGCACAAACTGAACGTACTCATCGAACAGTCGCCAGTCGATCTCGGGGGTAGGGACACCAACACGGCCTTGCAAGCCGTTCAGCTCCGACTCCTGGGTCGACGCATGATACGTCGGCACGTGCTTGTCAAACGCCACTCCCCAGTGCCTCATGAGCGCAGTAGCCGGGCCCGGGTCCTCGTTGCGAGTGACCTGCGACTTGAAGTCGGCGCGCATGCGCACGACCGGCTTGAGGACACCGTTCGGCTCGTACTCCGTCTTGGGCGGGAGCAGAGGCTCAACCACACTCTCGACGGCGCCGGCCGTGACAGCACGACTCCAGGACATCGCGCTGGCTGCTCTGCGAAAGGTGCTCGCTCCCCAAAGGCACCACAGCCACGCGACAAACGCCACGACCAACACTGCCCAGGTGATGGTCGCGGCATGCTCCGGTAGCGGGTCGTACACCGCCACCACGACAAGCAACACCACCGACGCCAAGAGGATGGCGACTGCCGCCCAAAGCGGCACACGGCACCCGGGGCTGAAGGAAAGAAGGCGCGTGTGGTAAGCAATCATACTTTTCCACCGTGCCAAGAAGGCCCCGAGGTGACCGACCTCCTGCTCCAGACGTAGAGCAGCGGCGAGGGTGACCGACGCGACGACGGCGTCACTGCGAAGAGCGGGCGGCATGTTGATGCGACCGTACTGGTTGCGGGCCATGTTGGTGAGGTCGCGAACCAACGCTGAGTCGCGCACGCGAAACGCTGCGTACGCGGACATGGCGTGGAGGATGGTGCGACTCAACACCACACGGCGAGATGCAGACCGGTACATAACCGCACCGTCACCGACCACAACAACGCGCTCGCACTCCAGGTCCTCCATGATGGGGTCCAGGTCCTTCATCTGACCCGAACCGGGAGGGCGGTGGTCGACAGCATAGGCAATGCCATCGGTGCGAGACAGGTCCAGCAGGTCAACCCACTGGCCTGGCGAGGCGTGCACGGACTGCACAGGGGAGATGGAGTACCTAAGCAAAAGGTGGTCCTCACAGGACGCCAAGACCTCACGCACCAGCGTACCGGCCCGCAGGCCAGTGCTTGATTGGTAGATGTGGTCGCGGCGTGGGTGACGGTACTCCTCGCCATTGCCAGCCACCGTGGTGACTAGCTCTCCCGAGACGTCAAGATAGAACGTTGCCTCGTCGTGAAAGCTCCCGAACATGGGGACTGGGGCGAACACGACCGCGTAGAAGCTGCCCGACATGGTCTGGCGGCAAGCTGCCGCAATCTCCTCCGCGTCGAGATAGAACACGGAGTTGACAGACACGTAGGAGCAGATGCTCGTCACGCAGTCGCACTCGGCCAGCTTGTGCCGGCACTTGTTGGTGAACTCGATGGCCCTCTGCCACCGAGCCTCGTCCTCCGGGAGCACGGACGGCATCATGGCCCACCAAGACCAAGAAGAGCCGTAAAGATCGTGCATGACCCGGGCGTTGGACCCCACGTCAATGAAAGTGGCATGGCTAAGCCCGAGTTGCAGAGCTTCGCCAGTACTGTAGAACTGCATGGCACGTGAAAGGAGGTCCCGCCCGATAAAAAGACGAGGGTGCCTGCACACCATGCTCTCTCGTGAGCCGTGTGCCGTCGTCGAGAAGTTGTTGTGGACCCAGTCCTTGACTGAGCCGGAGATGGGGAACGGCGCCTGGTACCTCTCGGGAGGCACCCAGGCCACCAGGCCACTTGACAGCGACAGCGGCGACGCGGGCCTCCAGACCGGGCTGGGCTGGCGTGCCGGCGGCGGCTGCTCGTAGTCCTGGTCCTCTTCCATGTCGCTGCGTGGCAACGACGAATGTGCTGCGAAATCTTTCGTGTCGTGCGCAACTCACGACGGAAACGAT